TATTGGGGTATTTCTATTTCCTTCAGGGATTGCTTTAAAACACGCTTTACTTCTTCGCTTAGTTTATGGTTGTATATTCTTTGAACGTGGTTAATTTCACGCTCTAATGCACAACGGTATTGCCTTACACATTCCAAATGTGCATCGGTTAGCCATGTTAGAGTTTCAGTAGTTGTCATTCGGTTGCTTTTTTGATTAATCTTTCTTTTCTTTCTATCCAATTACGCATAATCCCGTACATCCCTTCAAATCTTGGGTTAAATTCAGATTCTTTCAATAACTGCTCTGATAGTATTTTTAAATCAACTACCGATTCAATCATTTCTTCCAACAATTCAGGTGCGGCTGCGATTAGTTTAGCATTAGCCTCTATCTCTAAATGGCTTTGAAAACCGCCCCCGACTTCTCCTATAAATTGCCTTTCGCATTCTTTAAAACCATCTTTAGTAATGTAAAATCCAAAAGAAGCTATTGCTTGCTCGCTAAATTTCCACGGTGCGGGTGTGTGTTTGTTCATGTTTAATAGTATTTATTGTTACCTAATGATTGCTGATATTCTTTCTCACGCTTAAGGTGCTTTTGCCACTCATCCGCACTCATCCCATCTACCCATCCACGCTGGTACTTACTAGCTTCTTTGCTTTCGCCTTTAAGCCATGTAGGTATAATACCGTTTGAGCGGGTAGGGTAGTTTTCACTATGGTGCTGATCCAGGTTGTAATCGTTACTTGGTAGTTTCATTGCTAGGTGTTTTAACAACTTTAAACGATTCGCCTTTAGTCTTACAAGCCTCTACCACTTCGGGTATTGCCCTAACGTGAGCGGGTAGCTTGTTCCATAATGCGGTTACTTCTACGATTGATTTGCAAACATTGAAATCTCTTAATGCCTTTTGCTTTTCATCTTCAATAGATACTTTAGGTGGTTGTACGGCTGCATTAGCATCGTCATCTTCCGCACCCAAACAAACAATAGACTGCAAAGCATATCTACGAGCATACGATAAGCCGCTACCATGCTTTTGAGCATCGGTAACTTTATCAACTACTATCTGCGTTAAGCTGCTTATGTATTCGCCGCTTTCATGTAGTAGGATAGTTTCTACATAGTTAACGCCATCCACTACACAAGTAGGTTGAATAACTGTTATTCCATGTGCGTTAAGTACTGGCAATGCAGCTTCACGAATGGAGTTAAGATCCGCATACTTTGATTTAAAGAAAGGGTTAGATGCACCTTTCTTGGCGTTACTCATTTCGCTTTGAGCCTTAACTAAAGCGGCTGATATTTTTACTATTGATTCGCTACGATTCATTGTTTATAGGTTTATTGATTATTAATATATTCCATTCTATCCATTGCGGGTTGAACTAGCTTCGCCATTATTTCAGCGTATGTAGCCGCATTGTTTACTTTGATAGCCCTTGTTTCACGGATCATGTCGTGGAATTGATCTATAAACATTTTCTTGAACGATGATGAAGTGTTCGGGCATTTCTCAATCTCTACGCATTTATCGTACATCTTAGCGATTTGCGTGTTGTTTTCTTCAATAAGATGAAGAACGTGTAGGGCTTGTTGGTGCAACTGGATTTGTGAGTTTGTCATGTTTTTGGTTTTTGATTATGGAGTAAAATTAAATGGTTTATTTATAACAACCAAATTTTTTTATAATTATTTTAAAAATATTTTTTTTGGTTTCAGTTTATTTTACTTAAATTTGTATAAATTATTTTTTATGCCAAAAAGAATTATAGAAAATTCACCAATTTATCAAAAAGCTAATAGCCGAAAATCAACACATGGCTTAAGCGGACATAGTATATACTATATGTGGTTAGCTATGAAAAGAAGATGCAATAACCCTAAAGACTTAAATTACAGAAATTACGGCGCAAGAGGTATAACTGTTTGTAAAGAATGGGAAGATGTAGAAGTTTTCTTTCATTGGTGCATTAATAATGGGTATCAAGTTGGTAGGGTTATAGATAGGATAAACAACAATAAAGGTTACTCACCCGAAAATTGCAGATTTGTTAGCCGAACAGAAAACCAAAGAAATAGAAGAGTTACAATAAGGTACGAATATAATGGGGAGCAAAGAACGATAGCTGAATGGTCTGCAATACTAGACATCCCTCTTGGCAAATTAACTCATCAAGTTGTAATTAAAAATAGAACTATTGAAGATGTGCTTACAAATGGGGTTAAGGTAAAAAAAGAAATTGATATAGAAAAAGCAATTTTAGACGGATCAAATATAAAATCTTTGATAAAAAAGACTGGCATCAAAAACGGATGGGTTGTAAAAAAAATGATTTCTGCTGGTTTTAATATTAACGAGTGTAAATTTTCTAATAAGATTAGCGGGGAAAGAGGATTTTTTACAGACGAAGAAATTGAATTTATTACCAAATTAATTAATAAACTAAACAACGATTAACCATGCCCAAACGCAAATCACAAACCAAAGCAATCCAAACAGCGATAACGCTGGTAATGTTAAAAGCTAAAATTAAGAGATAATGTTAGTATATATATTGTTAACCGTGTATCTATTGTGTTTATACTACGCCTACAAAGGCGCACAAAATATGGATAATGATTATTAGCATCCTACTATTCTACGCCGCTTTATGTTGGTGTATAATTAACTTAGGAGAACCAAATGAAGAAGCCCCGTAACTTGGGCTTTTAATAAAATTTACTTATCTTAGCGTAATTGGGACCACGACCGACCGACGCCAAGGAAATTGAAAACACTTATAACTTACTTTTATGTTAAATAGCGCACAACAGAATGGGAAGAAAAAAGTCTATGCTGCAACAGAAAACATATTGGGGCTTATATTAAATTTCAGTAACCTTGCGATTAATTAATTTAATTAAAAAGTGTTATGAATACAACAAACCAATTCCCTATCAAAGATTGGAAAGGGATTCCGATTAGTGTTTACAAGGAAATGCTAAGCGAGGCTAAATTAAAGTTAGATGAAATTACTAGCCAGTCCGAATATATGTCTAAGGTATCAATACAAATGCTTTTATTGAATGTGGCTATTATGAGCTGGTTTTCTAAGTACGTTTTTGATAAAAAGGATGATGTAATTCTTTTCTTTTCTTACATTTTATTTATTTACCTAGTACTTATTGTTGTAGGTCTAATAAACATTATATTTCCTAGGAATAAATCGTCTTTAAAAGGCACTTCACCTAGTTCTTTCCTTGAATCAAACGCTACTCAAATAACAGTAGGTAATTCAGAAGAAGATAAATATACGGATGAGCAAAAAGAAAAGGCCTACCTATATATTTCTTGTTGGAAATATGATGATTCAATAACTGCTTATCGCAAATCTTTATCAGATAGGGCTAAAAAATACGAGTTTGCTATTAAAAACAGTTTTGCACTGTTTGTTTTTACTTGCTTAGTATTTATTATTGCTGCAAGTCTTTAGTTTCATAATCATCTTCTTGCTTAGGAGGATTTGGGTCTAAATTCATGTTAGATTGGTTTTACGTAATATAGTAAAATACTTCATAAAACTGCTCGTTTCCCTCGCTTCCCCTTATTATTTTTTCTTCCCATTCTTCCCGCTTCGGGGCTATTGTGCTTAACGCAAATTACAATAGCCCCTACACAACGCTACCTAAGTAACATAATATTGAGTTATAATTGTTTTCAATAATTTCCTAGTGAGTTCACTTCGTTCACGTTTGGGCGTCGGTATGTTGCGAATTTAAAGCCTCTAATGCGTTTCACTTATTACGATTAAATTCGCACATTGTCGGTCGTGGTCGGGGAAACCTATTCCTCTTCTTGCAGTTCAAATAGTTCATCGTGCATCTCTCCAACCATTTCATCTAATATCCTTAGACACTTACGCCTAATACGGTTTAATCTTGCTTTATCGGCTGCCGTCATAGCGTCTATGCTTTCGGTACTGTTAAGGGCATTACAAGCGCAAGTAATGTATTCCTCACGAGTGGTAAATTCTAGTATGCCTTCGTCTAATGGATCAATAGGTTCTACTTCTTCGCTCATGATGGTTCTTTTAAGATTACCTCATCTGGTCTTTCAAGTTCTTTCGGTTCTGGGATGTGTGAGTGCCTCGCTTGAACGCTTAACCGTTTCCATTGATCCGCTGCTTCGTATGCTTCACGCATTTTAACTATTGCGTATCGTTCTTGTTCGGCTTTGGATAGCTTGTAAAATTTAAGGGGCGGGATGGTTGCCATTTTTTATATGTTTAATGTCAGTTTTAACCTTATAATGCTGCAACAAGTGTAGTATTTTCAGTCCTACATTCCCGAACTTTAAAGCTTTCCGACTTGCAGCCCATCGTAGTTGCCTTTGCGTTCGTTCGGGTTCTCTTTTTGAATTAACTTGGGTTACTTCGGTGTACTCATTGTTAAATGTCTTCTTTGCTTTATTGTTAAATTACCCAATCTTTTACGCCCAACGCTACCACAATTATTACACCTGAATTGTTCGTAGCTATTAGCTGTTGTTTTATACTCTTTCCCTTCACTTGTTAAATCATTGCTACCGCACGACGGACATCTACTTTCCGTTTCATCCAGGATAAATAATCCCATATTAGGATGGGGCTTTATCCACGCTCTAATTCGTAAATACGTTTCCTCTAAGATACGAACATCTTCAATGTTATAATCTAACATTTCTTTGAGGCACTTATTATTTCCTTTGTAGCAACCCACCCATAAAGGCATTCCATCATTTTCTTTTTTACGGGGTAAGTTTAGCAACTGGTTAACATAGTCTAGTTTATTTGAAGTAAACCCGAATTGCCTACGAATATGCAGCAAGGTATCAATTTGCTGATACGGCAAAGGCGGGTGCAACTTGTTAATAATGAATCGGCTGTTTAATTTCGGTATGTCAAATTTCTGTCCATTATGGGCAATAACTATGTCCGCTTCATTTAATAGTTTCCAAATGCCTAACATTATTCGGCTGTCATCTTGCGCAATAGCTTCCTTGCTCGTCAGCTTCGCCGAATAAACCTTATCTTCAAATAACCATTTTGCAGCCCATGTTAAGCAGAACCAATCGGAATGTATATTTGATGGTTGTATATTTTGATTCCATATACCCCAAGTATAAGCCATTATAGGGGCTGTTTCTATGTCAAGTATGAGAACCTTTGCTGAAGTATTTATAACCTCTTTAAAGGGCTTGTATGAAGTATCGTAAGTAAGCGGTTTTATGGTTGACTTATCTTTTAGTTCTCCTCTTAGAAATTCACCCTTATGTCCTCTCCTATATCTTATTAGCGTTCTTAATTCCTCAACGGTTCTTTCAATATTAGGCACTTCTTTAAATATCTTTTTTGCTAGGGTCTGGTCGGGTAGTGTTTTGTATTGTTCGCAATATTGTTTTACTAATTCAGTCCTTTGCTTAATTGTCATGTTTAGATTTTATTGGTTAGTCGGTGCATTTCCGATTATTGGCGTGAAATATAAATCCGCTTCGGCTGTTCTGCGGCGGGTAAGTCCTTTCTCGGACGGAGTACCTCTATTTACCCATTTCATAAACTCTTGTCTAATTTGTGGGTTGTTCGGGTTTGCAATAGTCATTTTGCGAAGGGTGGAATTTCTAAACCTTGTACTACCCGCATTGTACGCAAAGGACAATAAAGCCCCAAATTGATTATCGTTTAAGTCTTGACGAACTAGCGGTCTTATTTCTTTTGCAAATTGATCTAAAAGAATAATAAATAATTGGTCGGCTCGTTCTTGTGTAATTACATCGCCTTGTTTAACAGAACTTCCATCTTGGTAGAAAGTTGAACCCCATCCGATTGTCCACTTACCAGCGGGGCATAAATAGGCTTTTAATTTGCACCCCTCGTACTTGCGAATCAATGCCCTAGTTGCTGCGTTTATATTCATCTTTGAGTATTTTTACTTAATACCTTGAGTAAATTCTATTCCAACGCCCTAATCTCCCTCTACTGTATAACTTATTAAACGCTAGGTCTGTTTTTATCCCACAATAAAATTGCTTGTAGGATAAAATTTGTTGCATACGTTTCATATCCAGTATTTATAAGTTTTTAATGCCCTACCATACCAACCACGCTCACTAACTTTCTTAAAGGCACTTATGCACTTTATTTGGCAATAGTAGTTTTGTAAAGTCATAGCTTTATTTTAAACTTAATTAGTAAACCTATAATCGTACCTAATAACAAAACCCCTGAAGCCATCCAAATAAGGCGTTTCTCGGCGGTCTTAACTTGTACCTTGTAATTAGCTTCGCTGCCTCTTAAATTAGCCGCTAATGCCTTGTAAATAGCAACCGTATCGTGTAATCGGTTTATCAGTCTATTGTCAGGCGGTAAGGTATTAATTATCGTATCGGTTGATACTATGCGCTTGGTAATTGTTATACGGATTGTATCTGTTTGCCTTAATGTATTGGTTGACTTTATGTAGCTTGTATCGTGTAATTCCGTTATAATACTATCTCCAGGAATAAATACTAATCTTTCAGTTGTATCTCTAGGCGTGAGTACATCGTACACCGCCCCAACCTTAGCTATTGCATCGGGGTTGCTTAGTACTTTATTCGTTGCCCACTTAATACCACAACCCGCTACTAGAACGGATAATGCAATTGTAAAAGCCATGCGGCGATTCGGTAGAACATTACACATAGATTACGATTAATGTAAGGGTGAGTAGAAAGAATACTAGAAGCATCTTTTCTGTTGTTGTTGGTTTCATGCGTTTGCTATTATAGAAACAATGTACCCTATTACCATACCAACCGCTAATAGAGCAGTTGCAAGTAAGGCAAGGGCTATCCATTCCTTATGTTTCATATGGCTATATTAAGCAATACTATTCAAACCACAAAATTATTTTTTTGCTTCGTTCGGTAACTGTGCCATTATAATTGCTGTTAACGCTCCAATCTTTACCGCTTTACTGTGGAGTATTTCCAACCAACTAGGGGAAGAAATATCCAAGTAAGCTAACAAGTCAGGAAGGAAAGCAACGATAGCTACCGCCCCGCTAATGGTTTGAATCCATTTAAAAAAGCTAGGGTTCTTAGTTGCGAACCTTTGTAATAACTCTACTAGGAATTGTGGTACTTTCATAATTAGTGATTTGAGGTGTGAAATAATGATGTGAACTTTTCAAATAAATAACCTAGAACGGTAGCAATACCAACTAAAAGACCGCCCGACCATTTAATACGGTTAATAAACTTTTCGTGCTTTTCGGCTTTATCTTCAATGTTCCGTACACGCTTAATTAACCCGCCGTCTTGCGTCATATGATTACCAACTAATGCGTTGTGTATATCATCAATCTTTTTTTGATACTCTAAGTCCATTCTTATCTCTTTGTAAGTCCGTAAAATGTTAGTATAAATGTGTCAATTGCTTGTTTACCCCCGTTCATCCATTGCCTTACAACACTAGCAGGTACTATTACATTTGATTCACCTACTTTCTTGCCCTTACGGTCAAAAACTTGTACATAGGTAGTCATTGACTTGCTAGTATCGTTTACAATATCAATACCTTTCCACGTTACTTGATACGCCGTATCTTTCTGTATTGCGTTAATTACAATTGGTTTGATTTGTACGGCAGTAGGTATGCTGTCTACTTGCGCCGATGCGTTTAAGGAGAACGCTAAACCGATTAATGTATGGATGTGTTTCATAATTATATTTATTGTACGGTATAAGAAAATGTGTAAGAAATAAAACCGTTACCGCTTGATGCAGAAGTAAAATCAAAGTAAGCCGTATTGTTAGTTGTGTTTCCCGTCATTCTTACAGAAGGATAAGCACCGCCTTTTTCGCAAGTACCCGATCCGCTTAACTCGTAATTGTTTACTATGTCGGATGAAACTGGTAACGATAATTGAAATTCAGTTAACCCCGTTGAGGTAAGAACAACATCTACTTGACCGTAAACAGTAACTACGTTTCCTATTCGTGTGTACCTTGCTAATCTTACCGTTGAACTCGTTACGTTAGTGCTATTGCTCAATGTCGGCGTATACGTTCCACTCGCAATTGCTTGTGTTGCTGTTAATACCCCCGTTGAAGATGCTTGTACTAATCTATCTCCAGTACCTGCAAGGGAATTAAATGTGGCTGCACCTGTGGATGCAATTCTAAATCTTTCTGTTCCGCCAGTTCCTAATACAAGCGCACCATCTGCATTTACCCAACCATTTGAATTTGTTGCATCATATCCCGCTGTAAGTGCAGAAGAAATCCAACTTGATATGTTAGTGTTTCCATTTACATAAAGCCTATTGCTTGTCTGTAATAATCCACTTACGCTTAAACTACTTGCAGTAATAGATGAACTAAATGCTGCTGCGCCTGTGGTCTTTGCAATTTGCAATCTTATTGTATTACTCCCTGTAACATCGTATATCTTAAAATCATCATCAGGGTTAATTGACCAACTTTGTGCTGTTGCGGTTGTCTTATCAAATTGCAATGCTGCTCCTGATGGTTTTGATAAAACTAAATTAGTGCCACTTGAAACCGTAAACAACCCACTCCCTGCCACTTGAAGCGCATCTGTGCCGTTGTCGGTGGTGGTTTTGATGAGTAGGTTTTCTGAAAAAGAAGATACCCCGTTTCCTCTAATTTTTAAATAATCAGTTACGTTATTAACATCTCTTACTAATAGTGAAATATCACTTGAATTAGTGCCTGCTTGGATAAAGGGTCCATAGCTGCTGCCCGTAGTTGTTCCACCTTTTATACCTAAGACGAAATCTGTTCCCGCTGGGTTTTGAATAATCAAGGCTCTTGGGTTAGATATAGAAGCCATTGAAGTTCCACCAAAGAACCCGTTCCCACTCATAGACAAACTTGTGCCGTTGAGTGCGCCTGAAAGGGTTGTTGTTTGGTCTGAATTAAATGTAGCTGTTACTACACCACCCGAATAGACTGTAATTTTATTTGATGCACCCGTGAACAAAAATGCTTCGTTTGCTCCCAAGCCACCCATTTGCAGTTTTAACGCATTGTCTGTTCCGTATGCTTGAAACAACCCATTATTTCCGTAAGAACTTGCATATATGTTTACATTTCTTCCTGTTGTATTATTACCTACAATTAAATTCCCCGTCAGCGTTCCCCCACTCAAAGGCAAATACCCACTCAAAGCACTTGGCGCAACATAGTCCGTCCCCGCTACTGCTGCTTCTAATACTCCCGTACTTGAAGCCTTAAGCATTGCAGAAGTAACGCTTGTTTGCTTTAAGAAGCCGTTAAAGTAATTCCCCGTCACACTACTATTCCCTATCGTTACGGTGTTTGAGCCGTTGCCAGTTGCATTGAAACCTAAAACAGTTTCATTACTTACGCCCGTTGTTGCAGATGGTTTTGTATTAGCCCCTATAAATACTGAACTATTAATGCTAGTTACGGTAGAACTTGCAGCGGTAAGTCTACCCGCAATATTCCCTAAAGTTGTATTATTATCGCCACTTGTTACTCCTGATAGCGAATTATGCCCTACAATTACATTGCTATTTGATCCCGTTGTTGCGCCGTTAATAACATTACTTCCTATCCCTATATTCCCCGCACCCGTTGTTAAGTCTTTTAGTGCGCTATTTCCTATTGCTATGTTTGGCGTAGTACCGTTTGTGGTAGCGGTTAAAGCCGACACACCTATTGCAACACTCCCGCTATTCCCTCCACCGCCCAATCCGATAGTAGCACCATTAACAGTAATATCATTACTAAATGTTTTCCTACCCCCTACCGTCTGAGTGCCAAATGTTCTAACGACTTGACTAAGTAGTGAAGTTGTATCGCTGTATGGAATATACCCACCACTTACCGCAAACGCCAACGCCCTTGCAGTACCTTTGTACTTAGCCATTACAACACTATCCGCTCTCCAATAGATAGCGTTAGAATCAGCAGCGGCAAAGTAACTATCTAGCTTTGTACCAACGTATAAGCCGTTAACGAATCTAGTCTTGGCACTCGTAGGGCTTGATTGCCCGTAAGCTGTACTAACAAGTAATAAAAGTATTAAAATGTATCTCATATAATTTATTGAACTAAGATTAAAAACAACTCCCCATCAACCGCAGGAGTAGCCAAGGTTAAAACCCCCGTTGCGATATCCCACGTTCCACCGTTGCCCGTTAATGTTCCGATTGGTTGTACTGCAATTCCACCCCTTGAAGCATACAATAGTTCTAACCCTATTGCACCCGCAAAGGTTATAGTAGTTTGTCCTTCTGTTGCTGTTGTTTGGAATACTTGAACGATTGATCCACCCGTAATAATTATACCTCCAGGGGTTACCGTTGTTCCGCTTGTACTGTATGCACCGCTACCCGTTAACTCAACACTATAAGTACCTAATTGGTCATCTGTTCCGTCTAAGGAAAGTGAACTAATATAAACTTGGCCCGTAAAGATTGATAAGCCTAAAACAGTTCCGTTATCAATAACAAATTTAACCGTAAACAATGTACGGTTAGTAACTAAATCAAGTAAAGCTAAATAGTTGTATTCTGTGCTTAGTATCATAAACCCCG